CGTCTTGGTCTAGTAACACTTCATTATCATCTGCAAGTACCGGATTAGCCATAAGGCCGATTAAAGCGAAGACACCAACCGCTAAGTTTTTAAATATCTTCATTATTTTTTCTCCAATATTGGTTTTTGTTCATTCTTTAAAAGAATGCGTTTCCATAAAGGTAAATCATTTGGGTCTTTTGAAAATTGTTCTAAATCTTTCTCGTCAGTAAGATTGCCGTTTTCCTTGAGACTCATCCAGTAGGCTTGCTCTTGCTCCTCTACCTGTTCGTCCCAATCTTCCGGATAAACAATCTTCCAGTATCCTCTTTCATCACCTTGCTTAATAAGTTCTAACACCGCGGCCTCAATCGCTGATCGGACTGCAAATGTTACACTTTCGTTTTGTGTCATACCACTTTCAAGTTCTAGCAGTTTAGTATCCATATCTACAAATCTAAATACGTCTCCTGCCTGCCCTGAACTTAACACGGTTTTCTGTGTCTGCACGTTTAATATAACTTCACCTGTAAGAGTACTTACAGCACGAAGCGATACCACTATGCTATCTCTTCGATATTGATTGGTTGTCCCAATACCGAGATATCTTGCCCCTGTACCTCCTGTTTCAACATTAGTGTCGTATCCTATGATACCACCTTCTAATATCATTCCAGCAAATAACATTGGCTGTAGTTCTTGGAACTCATCTAATCCTGCCTGTTTGGCAGTCTCTGAACGAGTGCTTCGAACTATTTGTCTTTCTCTGACTAAGTTATCTAAACCCAGTCCTCTTTCAACTACTCTAAACCAAGTTCCTTTTGGATTCTCTCCTGAACCTGCCGCCTTTAGAGCGTCTACTAATAAACTTTTTGCGTCTTGCGTAACTGCTGTACTAAAACTAGCAACTCCGTCTTGACTTTTTCTTTGTCCTGTTCCGTCACCAAATGTGTATATGGCAACCACAGGCATTGTTTCTGCCGGTGGCAGATATCTTAATTTTCTATATGTGGGTAATTCTACTTTTTGTGGTTCTTCAACACACTCTAAAAAGTCTGTCTGGCACATTTCATCACCGGGTATGGCAACACTCGCACATCCACTTAAATATAAAACACCTACTAGTGCTATTAAAATATTCTTAGTCAAGTTTATCCGCCTGCTATTTGTCCAATGCCAATTGGTATTTCAATTTCTGTTATTGTTCCATCTGGATCAACAATAGTCATTTTAATTACTTCCAAACCATCTGCATTTGTAATTACTTCATATGTAACCGTGTTGCCTTCAATATCAAATGCTCCACTAGTTGAACCTGTACAACTAACTACTGTTGCTGGATCACAAAACATACTATCAACTAATCCTTTAGAAATTTGTGAATAAATTCTGCTTTCCAAGTTTCTAATAAACTTGTTTATTGTACTATTTTGATCTGCTCTTTCAGCCGCCTTTAAGGCCGCTTCTATATCTGATTTAATTTTATCTCTACGTGACTTTTCCTGGTTCTCAATAGTTAAATAATGAGCACCTGTTCCAGAACCACTAAAACTTGGATTTTTAAATTTAAATTTTATTTCGTCTGCAGATAAATTAAAACTAAAAACTGCTAATAAAAATGTTATTGGTAATATTAATTTCATTTTTTCTTTTTCTCCCTCTCAATTTCATCTAAAGCCTTCTGAGCTTCAGCATCTTTGAGAACCTCCTGTCTTGCTCTATATTCAAGAACTACATCGACTTTTTGTTGAAGTCTTATAAGATCTTGATCAAGCATACGAGTTTTATCTATTACTCTTATCAATGCTATGTGCATATCGTGTAACGCAGGATCTATATGTTCGCCTATAAATCTCCATATGTAGTAGATAAAGTAGCCAAGCCCAACCGCCATAACTACGGGGAATCCGTAATCTGCAATCAGTTGTGCTAAATCCACTAGTCTCTCCTAGCATCAACCTTACCGTCTTCGACGAAGTTTTCTGCTCTTGCGATACGGTCTATATCTGGTCTTAATTCTAAGGCACTACTTACTAGCAAATCAATTTTCATCATTTCATTACTCATTGTACTTGCTCTTGCTTCTAAACTTTTACAAAACATAGTAAGTGTTTTTACTTGATCGACGACACCTTCCATAATCTGTTTAATTACCAAAAAGATAAAGAAACCCATTACAAGACTGCCGGCGATTGGTGCGCCTACCTCTGCAATTAATAAAAAGATATCTTCCATATTATTTCCTGTGTTTGTTACTCTCTTACCAGTATTTATCATTTCTAACATACTTTAATTAATTAGAAAATCAAGTCAAAAAAAAGGAGCATAAATGCTCCTCTTTTTATATTTTTTGTTGTTTACATTAATGAAACAAGTACCTCTATAATTGCAGGACCATTTCCTTCTGGATTTTGGCCTATTGCTTTACCTAGGATTGTACCTGATTTTGCATCATTTTTTACTTCTGCATGTCCTGGTTCTGATGAACTTACTAGTAGGTCACCTTTAGCAACTGGACCAACTACTTTACATGGAACTCTTCCTGTTAAAGCAACATATTGTCCTTCTGCTTCACTGTTCATCATGTATGCAGGGTCTGTACTTATTACACCAACTACTGCATGATTACCTTGTGATGAGCATTCAGTAACTTCTGCTTCTCCACCAAATACAACAACTGTTCCTGGTTCGTATTGCTCATCAGTTACATATTTCTCAGCCAAATCCGCATATTGAGCCTGTGTTGCTGTAGCAGTTATAGTTCCTGCGGCAAAGTTACCTGAGCCATCTCTAACTACCGCCTTACTGGCTGTATTTGTACTTGTAAATACTGATGTATCGGATAAGTCAACTGCTAGTGAACCTGAAGTAGTTACTGAGCCTGATAGTCCATCACCACCTGCAACACTTGTTACAGTACCAGTAGTTGTTGAATATCCAAATGCCTGAATCTTATCTTGAATAGCCGCTGATGTCATAAATGACGTATCATTATCTGCAAAATCTTCTGAACTTATTTGAACAGCCGCCGCCGCAAAGTCGGATACTGCTAATTCTGGCAATCTAGCACTTGCTAGTGTACCTGAGCTAATGTTACTTGCACTTGTTGTATCAGTTGTTGCTGATGCGGCCAAACCACTTACTTGTCCTGATGATATTGCAATATCAACATTTGCCGCACTAGTAATACGTCCATCTGCATCTACAGTAACCTGTGATACTGAATCTGCATCACCGTATACACCTGCTGTTACACCTGATGCTTCTAATTCAGTTGCACCAATGCTTCCTGCTGTAACACTAATTGTACCTGAGCTTAAAGTAATACCTGTACCACCACTAAAGTGTGCTCTAACTTCTGAAGCACTTGGACCAGTATATGTAATTACACCTGTATCATATGCTAAACTTCCGTCTCCACCAGCATCTGTTACACTAATTAGTCCTGTAATATCTGCATCTGCTGGACCGGTATATGTAATTACACCTGTATCATATGCTAATGAGCCTAACCCACCTGCATCTGTTACACTAATTAGTCCTGTAATATCTGAATCTGCTGGACCTGTATATGTGTAAACACCATCTGAATAACTAAATGAACCTAAACCACCTGAATCAGTAGCACTAAAATGAGCTCTTGTTTCTGCGGCACTTGGTCCTGTGTATGTAATAACACCTGTACTATTGTTATATGCTAAACTTCCGTCTCCACCAGCATCAGTAACACTTACTGCTGTTCTAATATTTGATGTTGTTGGAATCGAGTAGTATGTTGAACCGTCATTTGTAAACTGCCATACATCTGCACTTTCGTCCCATTGCAATTTAACATTGGTTGATGACCCACGCTCTACTTCAATACCAGCGTCTTCAGAAGGGGTTCCTGCTTCGTTGTTATTAAGTACAATGATGTTGTCATCTACTGTTAAAGTTTCTGTATTAACTACTGTTTGCGTTCCATTAACAGTTAAGTTACCATCTAGGATAACATTATCGCTGAATGTTTTATCACCACCAATACTTTGGTCTCCTGATGTTCTAACTACTGTGGTATCAACTGCAACTGCGTCTGCGGCTACACTAATACCATCCCCTTGCCCAACAGCAAAGTTTCTGTTATCTGTAAGGTCACCACCACCAGTAAGTCCATTTCCTGCTGATAATGTAACTCCTGACATGAGACCGTCGGAATATGTTTTGTTTACAGCATCACTTCCTTGTTGAGGAGTTCCCACATTATTAATGTAGTTGCTGTTCATATCAATATTACCACCTTGCTCAGTAGCACCGCCACCTGCTGTTGTAATTGTTTTACCAGCACTTAAAACTATGTTTGATTTAAGTTGAATGTCTCCACCTGATGTTAATTCAATATCACCTGATCCTGAAGTTAGAATACTTAGGTTTTGGTTTTCATCAGCACTAAACTGAATTGTACCTGAATTATCTTCAATAACCTTTTGTCCATTAACATAAAGTGATCCTGGACCAACAAACACATCTTTCCAAACACTAGATAAACTACCTAATGAGTAAGTGTTGTTTGCACTCGGTATCAAGTTACCTGTTAAGTTTTCATAGTCTAATGATATAGTTGCACTACCACTTGATGCACCACCTGTTAAACCAGATCCTGCTACAACGTCAGTAATGTCAGCACCACCTAGTGCAGAAACATCTGAATATTTTGCTAGTGGAAAACCACCTGCTTGTGAGCCGTCATGTACTACGACCGTATTTTTATCTGTATCGATCGTGATCTCACCCGCTAACCCAGTAAATGTACTGTGTTGGCTAGTAGTACCTCGTCTCCTTTGAATTGCTGTTGCCATTTTTTACCCCTAATATTTTATCTTTATTAGCAAATTTTTATATAATGTATTTATCATTATAACAATATTCGCTGTTCTAATTCGTCATTCAAGTCCCTTATTTTTATCCAGGAACTTCTTATGTTTTGGCCTTTAAACATAGTCACCGTGCCTTTTAATGCTACTAGTGTCCATCCTCTTTTAATTCTTGGTATGTAGTCTTTATTAGCATCATATCTTTTAGATAATAACGGTCTTTTTAAGTCTTCACCGTCTGCACCAGTTTCATAAATTATGGCATCTTCTGGTAAGGCAAAACTAGGACTTAAACTTGCTACATATTCACTATGTAGTACTCCTGAATCATCTTTCCATTCTACAACTTTATATTTAAGGTAGTTTGTTTTATCTACATTAAATTTATCTTGCCAAACATTCCAACCTGTGTTACCTATAACTGCCGCACTTTCAACTACTACACCAATTATACTTTCATTATCATCGTTAGCATCTATAAGTCGGCCATCTGCATTTATGGCAACTGTTAATCCTGTTCTATCTTCATTCTGTGGATTACCATCTGCCCATTCAAATAATTCTGCATAACCTGAACTATTACTAAAAAATCCTTTGTGTGTAAACGTTTCGCCTTTTCCATTTACTCTAAACATACTTGCTTTGATATCTTCATTGCAATTATTTTTAGCATCAATAAAATTATATGCGTCAATTTCATCTGATGCATGTTGTAAATTTAAAACATTACCTGCATTGTACTTACTTGCAGTAATAATATTAAATCCATCTACATCAAAATCATTATTGTAAGCAGTAAACAAACTATTATCAGGATCTTCGTTTGTACCTAATAAAACCTTTCCAGTACTACCTACATTAAAACCTTGTCTATTTCCAGTGCTTAATGCTCTGAAAATAAATGTATTTGTATCGTCACCATCTCCCTCTACTATTAGTCCTCTTGTACTACCTACTCCATTTGTAGGTATAGGAGATTTACCTGCACCTTTCATTCTAAAATGTGCTGTACCATAGCCATTTGTTCTTGGCGATCTGTTACCAAATGCTAAAGCACCGTTTTTTGTAACAGTAAACAGAACATTGTCATCTCCTGACTTACTAACAGTTATTCCATCTGTTGTTGCAGAAATGTCTATTAAATTATTAGACAAATTTAATGCCTGTGTTTCTCCTGAACTAACACTTTTTATTTGTGCAATTTTTCTATCAAATTCTTTCTTAAACTCTGCTGATATTTCAGCTCTTAGCAAATCCATATCTACAAATGCATCTGCTGTGGTTTCCGAGTCTTCAGTCTCTGCTCCCCACATTAAAAAACTTTCATCTATTTGGCTTTGCAACTCTTTCTTTAATTCTTTTTTAAGTGCCGCCTTTAATTTTTTTACATCTATTTCAGAAGATGTTTCTTTAACTGCTTCTTTCTTTGCTACTACTTTGTTTTCTGTCTTTGTAGCAGACTTTTTTGCTCTTGGCATTGTGTGTCCTGTTTAAAATTAACTTACTACTGCTCTGTCTGTAATCCTTCTCCAGTTACTGCCATCACTAAATGCCATAACTGAACCGCCAGTTTCATCTGAAACATAAATCATTTGTCCTGGTTGTGCCGCACTTGGTAATGAAGCAACCACAAAACTATCTCCTGTTGGTCCAAATATATCTGATACGTATTCAAAATCACCTATAGCAGGAACTGTGCCTGTTTCATTCACTGCACCATAATCAATTGTTATGTTTGCTGAACTTGTTATACTTCCGTAATCTGTAATTGGTTGAAATACTACACCTTCCACAACACCAGTGTTTACTGATTGTGAAGTGACATTACCTAATGTAATATCTCCAGTGAGTTTTGCATCTATGGCCGCATTTGCTCTTGCGGCTGTATAATATAAGTTTGTTGAACCCTCTGAAATATTATCAGTATCTGCACCTGTTATATTTCCTGATATCGAAATGTCACCTGTGATAGTGGTCGTAGACCCTTGTACTTTGAATACTTCTGCACTATTACTAGCATTGTAAACTTTAAAAATTGGGTCTGAACCGGAACCGTTATCTCTTACTCTTAATTGGGTAGCAGTTCCATTACTGTGGGCTACATCTAAATATGCACCACTAAATTTTAATGTTGGGTTTGTTCCTAATCTTAAACTACCATTTACAAATAGTCTATCATTAGAACTAGTTGAGCCGACGGAGACTGTATCGTTACTGCTGTCTACAAATAATGTACCAGAGTCAACGTTCAAGTCTGCTAAAGTACTTCCTACACTTACCCAAGCATTGTTATATACTTGTAAAGTCGAATTAGAACTATCTATATAGATATCACCGTTAGAGATACCGCTATCAGGTAATGTGCCAGTTGATATTTTCGAACCTTCAGAGGTTTTTCCAATCTGAAATTCAGATTGAGTGGTACCTTTAAAATTTCCAAAAATCGCCATACTTTATTATCCAGGTCAGTTCTAGGAGTTGTAATAAGGACACCATGCCTTACGAACCCTAGTCTGTGTCCTCATGATATTCATGAGTGACGACACAGTCTTCTCCGTCTACATATATTTATCTTTTTGTGAAGTTTAGTATAGTTTAAACTAAGATTTCTATTATACCTGGTTGTGCATCAGTTTTAGTTTCTAATGCTCTACCAACTATTTGTAATGGACTTAATGTATGTGGCATAGCACCTACCATAGCATGTCCAGGCGTATCACTAGCAATAAGTACATCACCTTTTTTAACAACACCTGTAACTTTACATGGTACTCTACCACGTAATGCTACTGCTACACCATTTGCTTCACTGTTCATTAAGTATGCTGGATCAGTACTGACAACACCTACTACTTTGTAACTGCCTGCTTCGTCTGATATAGTAACTTCGCTATTGCCACCAATTACTAATACAGTACCTGGTTCATAATCTGCATCTGCTTCATAGTTCTCAGCCAAGTCCGCATATTGGGCCTGTGTTGCTGTTGCAGTAATTGTGCCTGCGGCAAAATTACCTGAGCCGTCTCTTACTACTGCTCTACTGGCAGTATTTGTACTTGTGAACGTGGTTGTGTCTGACAAGTCAACTGATAATGATCCTGAGGTAGTTACTGTGCCTGATAATCCATCTCCTCCACTAATGCTTGTTACTGTACCAACAGTTGTTGAATACCCAAATGCCTGAATCTTGTCTTGTATTGCGGCAGATGTCATTAATGACGTGTCGTTATCTGCAAATGATTCCGAACTGATCTGAATGGCCGCATCAGCAAAATCGCTAACTGCTAAATCTGGCAATCTAGCACTTGCTATGGTTCCAGATGATATCTGTGTTGCTGATATAGATATGGATGTTGTGCCTGCGGCTGTTAATCTGCCTTGAGCGTCAACAGTAAAAGTACTTACACCACTTGCAGAACCGTATGAACCGGCTGTAACTGATGTGTTTGCTAAATCAAGTGTAACTGCTCCACTAGTGCCGCCTCCTGACAATCCAACACCTGCTGTAACACTTTCTATATCTCCAGCATCGTTAGTGAAACTAAATTCACCTGTTGAACTATTATAACTTAAATCTCCAGTTGCACTAAATAATCCTCTAATTGTAGCATCACTTCTGTCTGAATCTGTAAAACTAAAAGCACCAGTACTGCTATCATAACTAATGTCGCCAGTGCCACTAAACATTGATCTAATTTCTGCTTGGTCGGCTGTAATGGCACCTGTTGAGCTATCATAATTTACACCACTGCTACCACTAATCAGTCCTCTGATTTCTGATTGATCTGCTGTGATACCACCTGTTGAATTATCATAATTTATACCACTGCTACCAGTAAATAATCCTAAAATGTAATCTGCATTTGCTGTTAATGTAACATCACCTGAATCACCGCCACCGTCTAAACCTGTTCCTGCTACAACACTTGAAATATCTGCACTACTTGTATTAGTAATAGTTATAGTTTTTGTGCTTACATTATGAGTAACATCTATTCCTGCACTACCATTAATTGTGACTGTGTTGCCACTTGCCATAGTTACTGCTGAACCTGTATCTGTATCAAATTTCCAGTTAGAATAATTGTCTGCTGTGCTTGTAAATACACCTGTACCACTATCATAACTAAGTGTTGTACCACTTGCACTGAATTCACTTCTTATTTGGCTTTGCGAAACACCTGAGTAACTAAATTGTCCTGTGGCCGCATTATAACTAAATGTTCCGTCGCCTGCATTGTCTACTGCACTAAATTGTTGTCTTATTTCTGTAATATTTGCATCTATTGTTAATGCTGTTGCTGAACTTGTAATTGATACATTACTGCTACCTGCTTCTAATCCTTTAATTGCATGGAACACATCTGAACCAACTGTTCTTTGACCAGCATAAAGTTCGAATGTTGATGTTCCTGTTGTGCCTGAATTTGTATAAGTTAATGAACTATTGGCTTCTTCTGCACTACCAATACTTGCTGTTGGTGATAGTATAACATTAGCACCATTTACTCTGGCTAAAACTGTACTGCCTGAAGGATCTGGAATAAAAATTGAACCATCAGTAACTGGCGTTGTTGTGGGTAAAATAACTTCTCCAGTAAATGTTTTAACACCTGCCAAACTCTGATTGCCTGTTGTTCTAATAACTGTATTGTCTACATCTATAGTTCCTGTAGTGTAGTCTATTCCGTCGCCACCACTTAAATAGGCGTTCATGGCACTATTTGCTCTTGCTGTAGTATAATATAAATTACTACCTTCACTTAAATCTGCAGTTGTAGAGCTACTTTCGTCTAATAATTTATGCCAACTACCATCATGTGCAAAATAACCTTTTTCTGTTCCGTGTACATGTGCAAACATTCCATGATATGTTCCAGCATTAGGCAAATCACCTTCTGTACTAAACATATTACTGTAATAAATTTTACTTGCTTCTATATTACCTGTTGTAACTATGTTACTTGTAATACCACTACTAAAGTCTGATAGCAACAACATATCATTGTCTTTGTTGGTATAATTACTAAACTGCCATCTGTTAGTGCTATAATTCCATTTTAAATTTGGAATATCTGAACCATAATCGCCTTCAACAAAAATTTGTGCATTTGCATTTGAGCCTGCACCATCTCTTAATGTTAAACTATTTGTTGTAATAAATGAATTCGTTTCTGTTGCTGAGTCTATGTTTGTTACTGTAATATTTCCAAATGTAACATTACCTGGTATATTTAAACCATTCATTAACACACTAGAGGCACCTGTTAAATCAACTGCACCTGTAAATGTTTTATCACCACTTATTGTTTGGGCGCCTGTGGTTTGTACCACAGTACTATCTATTGCAACTGTACCACTTGATATATCTATACCAGTACCACCAGTAAAATGTGCTCTTACTTCCGAGGCACTTGGGCCTGTGTATGTTATGACACCTGTGGAATTATCGTAAGTTAAACTTCCATCTCCACCTGCATCTGATACTGAAATATTAGCCTTAACTCTTTGTGAGAAATCTGTTACTTGTCCAGACGTAATTGCTATATTTGTACTTGTGGCTCCAGTAATTCTACCATATCTGTCGACGTCTATGGAAGGCACAGCACTTGCAGTACCAACACTAACTACTACACCGATTGTATCTGTTAGCGATATGTTTCCGTCACCGCTGGTATATGTAATACCATTGATGCCTGATAGCAATCCTCTTGCTGTTGAGCTAAAATCAGAAACTTGTGATGCTGTAATGTTAATTGCATTTTCGCCTGCCTGTGTAATTAACCCTTTTGCATTTGTAGTAAAGTTAGGTACATAACTTGCATTACCCCAACTACCAACGTTAGCATTGACTGAATCTAGAACTAACGGAATAGTTGCTGTATTACCAGCACCTTGAAATTGTGCAGTTCCTGTTGCATCTCCTGAAACTCCTATTGTAACTAAATCAGTAAACATTGTGGCTTCACTGGCCACACCTGATACATTACCAAAAAATATGTTACCTTGAATGTTGGCGCCGCCTGTCACTGTTAGTGTTTGGCCCGCACCAATAATAATATTACCCTGTAAGTTAGGCTCAACAACCATGTTGCCGCCATCTATAAAACTAATATTTCCTAAACTGTTATTACTGTTTAATGTTAATTTAGCCGTAGTATTTTGGCCATCAGCATTTATAATAAACTCTTCCGCTTCAACTCTGTTTTGGTTAATAGTTGTGCTGACCTGGGTAACGTTACCTTCAACAGTCAGATTACCTTTAACAACAAGATCGTCTTGGGCATTAAGATAGGTATTATTTACAGCCATTTAAAATGTTCCTTTATGTTACAATTATAGAACTATTTATCACTTTTAGTAGATAAGAAATTTTAGTCAAAAAAAGAGGACTTAAAAAGTCCTCTTTTAATGTTTCTAGTTTAACTAGTAACTGGTCTACGTGACCAATAAGTCTTTCGGCTTACTGGAATGCAACGTTACTTAAAGTAACAGCATCAACGTAATCTGCCGCATTACCAAGAGATGATGCAGTATTTGTAAGTTCTTTATAACCGTATCTGGTCATGAAACTTACTACTGGTTCAAAACTTGTTGGATCCATTACTGGGCCTGTGCTCATTAATGGAATGTAAGGACAATAGAATGCAGGAGCATCAGTTTCGCTTGATCCTTTGTAACCAACTAGTACTTTAGTACCGTCAGCCGCATAGTTATCAGCAAATACTTTGATTGATCCGTTTAGTGTACCAACAAATTTAGTATTTGTAGGTGCTTCAAAAGATCCTTCAGTTGTTCTTGCAAATGTTGAAGTAGATGCACTTTGTAAAATTGTAAGTGCTTCTGGAGAAACAACAATGTAGTTACCAGCGCCACGTCTTGTTCTAGCCGCGATTCTGTTAGCCGCTCTGTTGATCTCAATAGCCAAAGCCGCATGTCTGTCACCAACGTAAATACTTGTTCCACTTAGTGAACTAAAGTCTAAAGTTGTTCCAGCACCTGCTAGAGTTCTTAGTGAACCGATAATTTCTTGGTCGATTTCAACTACGATCTCTTGTGCTAAAGCCTGCATAATTTCTGCTTCAACGTCAACGCCGTGCATACTTTCTGCATCTTGAGCCGCCTCAAAAGTCCATCTTGCTGATAACCTTCTGGTTTTCGCTTCAACAGTTTCTTTTAAGATTTGAATGCTCATTTTTCTACCTGCTTGTCCTTCAGCAGTTGCCGTAGCATCTGGAGAACCTGCATAAGTAGAAGCAAGTTTAAACGGACTTAAAGCCTCGTCACCTGCTGTTGCTCCACCACCAGTTTCAGAATATCTAACTCTTAGTGTGTGGATTTGCCCTACTGGACCAGTCATAGGTTGAACACCTACTAGTTCGTTAGCAATAACAGAAGGCATAACCCTTCTAATTAGTGGTAACATAACCTTGTTTAATGTCGCTACTGAACCTGCACCTGTGGCACCTGCTGTTGCGGCCTCTGACAAATGTCTTTTTGTATTTTCGAGGACAACATCTAGACTGTTTTTTCTGTTTCCAGATAAACCTTCTAGTAAAGCGTCTTTAGTTGCAGACCAGTTGCTTTCAAATAAGTTTGCCATTTTTTTAACTCCTATTATTTTGAAAGTCCGGCCAATTTGCGGATCATATCAATTTCTACTATATCATCCGCTTTGTCATCGGCATCTGCTGTTACAACAACTGCCTTATCGCCAGTGTGTTCACTGACAACGGATTCTGACAATGTCTTCTTAACTCTTGGTGCTTCTCCATCCAATACTGAAGGCAAGTACTTGTTAAAGGACTCTTCCAGTTTGTCTGTTTTTACACTTTCAAGTAAATCTGACATCAATTCTTTCTTCTCTTTACCTAGTGGTGCCATTAGACTGTTCAATGTTTCCTTACGGTTCATTGTGTCTTCTGCAATCCTTAACTTAGATTCAGTTAGTTTAACTGCTTCTTCTTTCTCAGCAATTACTTGCTCAGATTCGTTAAGTTTTGTTTCCATTTCAGTAATTTGTTTTTGTATTTTCTTGATCTCTTTTGCTTCGTTTAAGTAACTAGTACCATATTCGTTTGCAAAGGCTTCAAAAATTCTACGACCAAAGTCATTTTCACGTGCTTTAGTGATGTCATCACGGAAAGATTTGACTTCATTAGTAATAGTCTTGTTGACAACGTTTTCAACTTTGTCAGCCGCTTTCTTAATGAAATCCATTTTGGCTTCTGCTAATTGCTTTTTGCCTTCTCTTACCATTTTAACTTTCTGTTCTACTAAAGATTTTTTATCTTCGTGGAACTCTGATAGTTCAGTTGCTAATTGCTCTGCTACAAAATTATCTAATTTTGTTACATGCTCACTAGTTCTTGTTCTATCTGCTCTAAGTTCTTTAACTTCTTTAGCAACCATTTCAGTTACAAATTTGTCAAGTACTTTAGCATGTTCACTAATTGCTTTCGTGTATTTTACTCTGTCGTTTGCAAGGGACTGTTTTTCTTCTGCAATCGCTTGAATCTCAACTTCTACTTTTTCTGAGATGAAATTGTCTACTGCTTCAACAATCTGACTTTTGTCATGATCATATCTTTGAGCAAATTCTTCTCTAAGTTCTGCTGTTAATTCTTCTCTTGCTTCAGAGATTTTACCTTCCCATGCTTCTTGAAGAGCAGTTCTAACATCTTCTGTTAGCTCTGCATTCTCAAGTAGTTCTGTAAAATTCACTGCCATAGTAGTCTCCTACTTATATTTTTAATTCATTGATGAATTTAGTGATCTGATTCATCAAGTGTTTTTCTGCACTTTTATCGTGTGTTAATGCACTTGCGGTGTCAAACATCTGTGCGCCGCCATGCATATTAAATAAACTCTCATATATAGTCTTTGGATAGGCATCAGGGGCACTTGGTTGTGCCACAATGTCTACTGTTACTATGTCGAAGTCTGAAACACGTCCACTATCGTTTACGTTTCCTGAACCTCGGCTACTAACACCAAGTTTTGCTCCCGCCTTTAATAATGCTCTTGCAATATTACCCATAGGTGTTTCTATAATTTTAAGTTTGCCCAAACCGTTTGAATCTTCACAATACAAATCTGTAATAATATGACTCACTCGGTCTAAATTTATTTGCAACTCTTCAGGATGATCTAACTCACCCATCACAGTCTCGCCTTTTGCAAGACGTTCTTTTACACTATCACATGCCTTCGCTATCTCATCTTTAGGATAAACTCTTCCATTCTGATTTTTTACGTCGCCCTGGATGAATAATCCTGCCATAAACAAGTCTTTACCGTCTTTGGATTCCATTATCTGGACTCCAGACTGCTCAGGACTCATATATTCGTATAACTTGTTAGCCATGCAATTTCCTCAAACTATTAAAAGTAATTAAACTTTCTTAGGTTCTACTTTAATGTTGTCTGATGGTGTGTGATCTTTTGCTGAATCGCCGTGGTTGCCTTCGCCGCCATCGTTGATTTTAACAGGTGAACCTGATTTTTCAACTTTTGATCCGCCACTTGGAAGTGGTGCATCTTTGTTGTCATCTGCAGGTGCACTTGGAGCCGCTACATTGTCAGATAATTTAGTTGCTTCTTCAACAACTTCATCTTCTTCTGCAACTTCTTCATCTAGGTCATACTCAACTGACTCTAGGTCAAGTTCGTCGCCCATTTCTGCGTCCATTTCTGCTTCTTCACCGTCTTCGGCTTCGTCTTCTTCGTCAGCAAGTAATTTTTCAAATTCTGCTTTAAGGTCTTCAAGCTCGTCTTCAATGTTGTCAACTTTATCTTCTAAGTCTTCATCATGTGACTCTTCTTCACCTTCATCTTCACCAACTTCATCGCCTTCGATTTCTTCTTCATCTTGTAAAATTTCATCTACAAATGAACCTGCTGGATCCGAATCTTCTATTGTTTCTTCAACAGCCTCTTCTTCAACTTCTGCTGTTTCTTCTACAGCCTCTTCTTCTGACTCTTCAGATTCTTCAACTGCTTCATCTTCTGATTCTTCTGATTCTTCAATTTCTTCTTCTTCAGAAACGTCTTCGTCTAAAACTTTCTCATACTCTGCTCTTGCTTTTGCAACAACATACTCATGAAGTAGTTCTTCGGCTTTTTCGTTTTCCTCTGCAAGTAGAAGTTCAAGAATGTTTTCTAATTGTGTTCTTGATTCTGACATTGTGGTCTCTCCAATTTAATAAATTATCGCACACAGAAACATACATTTCAGGTGTGCCTGTTATATACTTATAGATATACTGTGTTTTTATGCTCAAATGGGTTATTTTTGAGTGTTTTCTGTATGATTTTGCTACTTGATGATTATCTGTAACAATTTGCAATGTTATTTATCTTATTATAATTAAATTGAAGTATTTCAGATATCTGTGGGGACTGAATTATATTTTCTAGTTCAGGTAAACTATATGTTTCTACTATTTGTTTATTTTGTTCTAATACTGCATGAGTCCTGATTTGCCAATTATCTATTTCATCATAAGATTCATCAAACAAAATATTATTAAATGTCTTTATTCCTAAACTCTGTAACATCTTTATAGTATGCTTGTTGCCTATCACTAAAAATGGCCTTTTATAATATATACTTCTCCAAATTTTCTCTGTTATAAAAACTTCCTGCCACCAAGAATGCTTTATATCGAGAGATACTGATTCTTCACCAGTTAATGTTTCAGTAATAACATCATAATATGTATTATCAAATACTTTATAAAAATTATCTGATTGTACTGTATGGCTTGTAATATCTTCTGGTGTAGTATAACCATCAACACTTTCTCCTTTCCAAACAAAAGTACAGATACCTTTATCTAATAAGTTATGCTGATTTAAATACGCATAAGTATACTCTCTGTGTTTTCTATTTCTGCCATTTAAGCAGGAAAAATACTTAGGCTTGTTTGTTTTATTAAAGTTTTCGCTATGATCTTTATGGAAAGATAATGTATGACTTAGCCAAAAATCCTTATAAAAGGCACTTTTAAAGGGCAGGAAATTATTATCTTCTGCTGTTTTAAGACTAATATATGTACTATAATTTTGTTTATTAAGTAAGTTTCCTGTACAGAAATGCACTAAATCTGCAGGAATTTTTGCCTGTTCTAGTATTTTATGAATAGTTGTAAAGATATCATCTTTGTCATTTACACTTGTTAAGTAATAATTAGACTCTCTACTAAAGTCTAAAAGACAGCCTTTTTGTAATATCTCTTGTTTATGACGTTGTAATTGGTTTGTTAACCAATCGTCTAGATTCCGTTCACCGTAGTTTACTATTTCTATATGGAATAGATTAGATAAGTCCGCCACCTGCTCCAGCATCCGTAGGTGGTTGATACATTACTGACACGAATTTTTTATGCTCTATATCTTCTGCACGTTTAATTGCTCTTACTTTACGCAACTTATTTAATTGCTCCAAAGTAAGTTTAGGCTTTCTACGTTCGTCAGCATTTGCTTTTTGAAATTCATCAAACTCTGGATTGTAAAATTCTACTAGTCTCATTATATACTCTCTGGTGGTGTTCCGTCTGGTGCCTGTGGAACTGTTCCTACATCAGTATTTAGCGGATCTGCTATAGGATCATCTAAAGGTATCTGATCAGGATTTAACTCCATATCTGGATTTACTGCGGCATCTGGTTGTGGCCTAATACCTAAGTTTCTTAAGTCTGCTGGAGTTTTATCGTCATCATACTTTTGATATTTATTTTCTTCTCTCCAAAGCTCTTCATTTTCTTTCATCTCTTGCTCTGTTAAGCCAAGATATTTTTTAAGTTTAAATTGCTGTGAAAGGAATGGTATAGCGGCTACTGTATTATATAAATTAGTTCTTTCAGCATCTAGTTGTAAATCTCTATAACTACTAAAGTTCATAGGTGCATTAAATGTTATGTCAAAATCATGACTATCGATTTCTATGCCTCTATGTTTAAGGAACAGTTTAAACTCTCTGTCTAAATCTTCTTGTATTTGTTTTTGTAGTCTCTCAACATACCTTGCAAATCTATATTCCTGAATATATGCAATACCTACTTTACCATCATTGTATGTTGCACTTCCATCTTCTGGTCCTGTTGGCAAGTAACTTGCTGGAATTCTTAAACCACGTAATAATTTGTTATTAAAATAACGTAAATCGTCTATTTGTCCTAAATTTTCACCGCCTGGTAATGTTTCTACTTTAGAACCCCTACCTTCGCCTGTTTGTGCGAAAAAATAATCCTCTAACATACTCATCGGATTATATGCGGCATCTATAACATTTTCTCCTGATTTGTTTTTATTTGGTACACGTTTTTGTTGTACTTCATACTTAACTTGTTCCAAGTACTGCCTTGCTTTATGAGGTGGCATATTACCAACATCAATTTGGAAAACACGTCTTTCTGGTGCTCTGTGTACCCTGTAAATAATAATGGAGTCTTCAAGCAATTCCTTTTGCTTGAAAACTTTGAATATTGGTTCTAAAATACTGATTCCAAATGGCCAACTATGATCCATACCTTCTGTTAAACTAATATGTACAACATGTTCTGCATCAACAGGCACACCTTGATTAACACCATCTATAGCACCAGTTACATAACTTCCAGATGCACTGGCATTGTTTGTGTTTAACATCTGTCCACTACCAGCACCATAAGGTGACTTATGTAATGCGGCTGGGTTAGTTGCCAGTAATTCACCAAAGTTGGGTGCTAAATTTTTAATAAAGTAAGTTTCAATCTTTTTGCCTTCTGATTCATTTACAACAACTTTCTCTATATTTGCTGGATCAGTCCAGTACAACTTAAAGGTTTGTGGGTCTCTTACAAAAAATTGATCACCATACTTAATTGTACTACGGAAGATTCTGAAAGCTCTTTTGTGCAATTCATTTAAATGACACCATTGCTGTAGAGACTTATTTAAAATCTTTCCTTCTGTATCACTGGGTCTACCTTTATAATATATCCCAAATGGTAATTTGGAAAAATCGTCTTCTTGTGTGCCGAATTCTGCAATAGTGTCTAAGGCCGCATTTATTTCCAAATCGTTATCCATTTGGTCATACTGCATATATCTCATTAATCTGTTTGGAGAGCCAGCATAAACTTCTGGTAACCAACTAGCATATCTGCTAGAAGCGGCTCCAGGACCATCTGTACTCGTGTTATTACCAGTAACGTTTAATGGTAAACCACTGTTATCAACACTCGAAAAATATTTTCTCCAACTCATAAATGTACCTTAATGTCTTATAATACACTATTTATCATCAATGTCAACTATTTTTTTGATTACTTGGTATGTTAACCGGTCTTGTTATTAATTTCAGATAGCAATCTATTAGTACGTTTAATGAGATCGTTCTGTGCTTGATTAGTTGCGTACACCATTTCTAACGCTTCTTTCATGTCACTATTAGCAAAAGTATTAGTGGTATTGTTTACCGTGCTGGTATTGTTATTTGTATTTAATGTGGTTGATCCTTGTTGTAATGTAGGGTCTAAAGCGGTTGCACCAGAGTTTGCCGCATTTGTGGCCATTGTGGCTTTTGCCAAATCCATAATTTTTACAGGATCTGCATCTTCTGACATTCCTATTACTGCCTGTATCGGAGAATCTTGTCCTATTAAATCAGCAAAACCAGATCTTATACTACTTAACATTGAGGGGCTCATCTTTCCTGCAAAATTTCCTAATGCATCACCCAGATGATCTACACCTTGTGCCATTAACATTAATCCGTTTGCATCTACAGACCCGTCTAGTTCTTTAATTGCATTTGTTGTGGCTTTTACACTGGCTTGATGAGCTTCAGATTCTGCTTTTATTTTGCCTACTTCATCGCCCCTGATTGCATTACCAATTGTGGCAATAACTTTTGCTATGCCTGAATACACTTTTTCTAATACTGTGGCTATTCCATTAAATACATTTAGCATTACATCACCAAATGCTCTTATACCTGGGGCGGCTATTTTAAGTGCAAATCCTAATCCTATTATAGCGGCTGTAAGCACACCTAATATTAAACTTGCTTTACCAATTGCCGCTATTGGTACTCCGCCGAGAGCCTTCATTCCAACTGCCGCACTTTTCAAAGAGGCGCCTATTCCAGCACCTCCCACGCCACCTGCGGCCGCTCCAAAACCACCTCCAAGGATTGATGTTTTAAGTTTCATTGCTATTAGTATAGCGGTAAATCCACCAACTATTGCCGCAGTAATTTCACCCCATGGAATGATGTTTATAATACCGTCTACTAGTGCCTCTCCGGCTCTTTTTGCAATATGACCAAACTTGTCCATTACTGAGTCGTCTTCATCAAATGCTTGTAAAAATCCTTTTACCCAACTTATAGTAGCAACTAAAAAATCATTTAAACCTTTACCTACTTTTTTACCTAATGCTTGTATTCCGTTAGATGTATCTCCTACTTCTGTTTGCATATTAAAAAATTGCAATAGTAACCTTTGTATTTGATTACTAAAATTGGCCATCATATCTGTAACATCACCAACACCCTCACCAAAGCCGGCCATAAAGTTATTAGTTAGACTACTAATCGCACCTCTTAATTTTGACAAGATTGTGTTAAAAGCATTAAAGCCTTCCTGCACATTTTCTATTGTTGTGCCTTGATCTTCCATTCTTTGTGCGGCCGTTTCAAATTGTACTATGGCTTTTGCCATCATTTTGGCTTGTTCGTCACCTGCCCTGGCTAATAGGAATACCCTGTCTTTTTCGCCCTGGCTTAAATTTCCTAATTCTTTTGTAAATGCCATTGCGGCTTCACTGCCATCTATAATACCTGCTTCAAAGTCTGCAATAACATTTTGCATGTTATCTGCCAATCCTGGCAATACTGTTACAAATCCAAAAGCGGCATCACTAAATCCTATTGCTCCCATACTGGCCGCTTCTAATACTGCTTCGGCTATTTCACCGCCAACTTCACCACCCATTGCTCTCATGCCTGATAGAAAACCTTGAAGTCCTGTGAATAACTGAGCCCTAGACTCACTGCTGGTTCTAATCATATTAGACATAAGCATTTGGTTATTCCCTAAAACTGACTGTGAGAACTCTCTTTGTATACTTGTGCTAACACCTAGTGCTTTAGAGAACGCCAACTGATCTTTACCAAGTTGTACTATATCTGCAGACATTTTACCTCTTTGTTTTAAGTCTAATGCACCTAAATTTAATAGTTGTGTTCTCAATGTTAATTCATCACCTAAGAATTCTATAGAATCATCTAAACTCATGCCTAGATCGTTACCCTGCCTAGTAATTTCTAAAAATGATCTTATAACCTGGTTTGTGCTGGTGGTTCCTAACGATCTAAATGCTTGAGAATTTTCCAGCATTAACTTAGTTACATCATCTGTACTAACTCCTAATTCATTCAAAGATGCTATCTGCTGTATTGTATTACCTGAAAGAGCTAAACCTGATTGGCTAAGAGTGTTTAATGATGTGCCTAACCTTGTTAAACTTGCTGTAGTAACTGCGGCGGCTGTTCCAAGTGTCAGCAAAGCAACACCTACAGTTTTGTCTACAACTTTACCTATGAATTCACCAGCTCTATCGCCAACTTGTTCACTAGAATTTTTAAAGGCCTTTCCTGCTTGTTCTAGATTGTCTCCTAAATCACCAAGACCATCACTTAGATCTTTGAACGCTTCTTCTGTCTTCTTTTGCTGTTCTTTAGATTGTTTTCCTGTTAAGGCTGTTACTAATCGCTTTAATGTACTTTCAGTGGCCCATTCGGGTACCGTTCTCTGGTTACCTCCGCCATCTTCAAAAGTAATATCTGCCATTTACCTAAATTCCTATAAACACTAGTTTTAATGATGATAAATAGTCGTGTGAATAAATATCATATTATATATTTATCATATTAATTAACAGGAGTTTTAATAGAATGTCAAATACACCAAATCCTTTAAGCGGTCATTTTAGATCGCCAAAATTGTATGTAAAGATACCATCAGGAGGTAAGTTTTACACATCTGATATTTTAGACTATCCTGATTCAGGTGAACTTCCTATTTTTCCTATGACAGCCAAAGACGAGCTTATTATGAAAAACCCAGATGCTTTACTTAATGGAGAAGCAATAAATCAACTAATATCTAGTTGCGTACCAAATGTTAAAAAAGTAAATCAACTTATTTCAAATGACGTTGATGTACTATTAGTTGCAATCCAAGGCGCAACACATGGAGACGATATAGAAGTATCAACTCCTTGTCCTACTTGTGAAGAACCGATTTCAGGCGTAGCAAGTGTCGAGGGTGCTATAGAAACTATGGCTATTTTAGATGAAGTTTACACAGTTAAATTTGAAGATTTAGAAATAGAAATAAAACCATTTAAGTATGAAAACACAATTACGGCAGGTATTGCCAGTTTTCAGAGCACAAGAAGTTTGCAGGCACTCGCAGATATACCAGATGATATGGATAAATTAAAAGTTTTTAATGAAAACTTTATGAGGATGGCAGATATGAACTACACATTGATAGTAGATGCTGTACATTCTATAAAAATAGAAGATAAAATTGTTACAGACCGTGGCCATATAAGAGAGTTTTTAGATAACTGTGAAGCATCAATTGGAAATGCTATAGAACAGCAAGTTGCAGAAATTAATAAGATAGGTATTAATAAATCAATGCAATTTGAATGTGAGGAATGCAATGAAACCTTTGAAGCACCTATATCGTTCGATCCTGTAAATTTTTTCACGGCTTCCTAGCAAGGGCCGAACCTGAGGAAATCCTCAAGTTCCTAGAGAAGCTCAAAAAAGACTCAGAGGCCATATTTAAAAACATTATGGAAACTCTGATTTACTCAGAAGGAAAAGTAACTTATGCAGAGCTTTGGAGCATGAGTCCTTATGAAAGAAACATGTATGTAAAAACATTAAATAATTACTTTAAAAAGAAAAATAATCAATCTGGCACAGAAGATTTATAATGAGCTGGTACTATAATAATAAAGAAGTTACAGAATTACCTGATGACTGCGAAGCATTTGTTTACTTAATAACAAATTTAACTAACAACAAAAAGTATGTTGGCAAAAAATTAGCCAAATTCAAAACAACTAAACCCCCATTAAAAGGAAAAAAGAACAAACGCAGAGGCACTAAAGAGAGTGACTGGCGTACTTATTGGGGTAGTAGTGATCATTTGAATAATGATGTTGCTGAGCTGGGAGAAGATAAATTTCGTAGAGAAATATTGTATTATTGCCCTAGTAGAGGAGTAGCAAGTTACATAGAAGCCCGAGAGCAATTCGAAAGGCGAGTACTTGAAACTGATGACTACTACAATGGAATCATCAACGTCAGAGTAGGTGGTTCAAAAATCCTTAAGGAAGCCTTAAAGACCTTATAAGTAGGTGTGTTAAAACGCAAGTTAGAACACAATTCACATCAAGGCACAACACAGGCACACATAGGACTATACACCGGCCCCAACCGAGGCATATAAAATCGGGCTCTTCGACAATCCAGTAATCCTGGTGCGGGATTTAGAGATGTATAGCGGACAAGATACAAACACACGACAATCAGTATTAAAAGGATGTAGGCAATGAGAAAAAGCAACCTACAAGCAGTATAACTAAACGTAACTAGGTTATAGTGTTTCCGTGAGATGAGACGGTAGTGTATGGGGACAGAAGGCTCACTGGTTCCTAATAGCACCCGAGTTTACGATGACGATGGCCCATCGTGATGACATATTCTCCTGTATAGGAGAATTATGACTCCAACCTTCGTGATAACGGAGTAAATTTAAGTCGAGTAAATGAGTTGAGTGAAACGAAACGAATTAACGAAGACTTAAAAGGTCCGAAGGACCTAATAACATGTTACACTATGAAAATATTGGTTGTTTGCTATAGTGTCTAAATCTGGTTCGTGTGTTAGTTTGCCTAACGGAATATGTCCTATAGCAAGTCTCTTGTCGTCTATTGGGTAAGGAAGTTTGTTATTAACTTTGACGCACCATCTTTTAATGTCTTTAACGACTTTCTCATGATTATCAACATACAGATTCCTACCAAACCAAGCCACAAGGTCATTCTTTAGTATAGACGTGGGTACAATATGATTTGCAGGTATGTCCACATCATTATCTATTGCTAGTTCCATAATGTGTTTACCTACATGTGGGTAATTCATATACAAATGGTTTTTAAGCCTTGTGGGAGAAAAAAGATCATAATCTTCTTCCAGCAATGGTTCTCCCTCACAATGTGAACAAGTTAAAAATCTTTTATTTTGATATCTAGTGATATCTTCTAAATGGTGCAAGTGATAATTAAACATACTCCACCAGTGAAGTAACTCGCCGGTACTCTGCTTTACATTATCAGGGAAGGCAATATGAAGTTTATTTAGGTCATTGACCCAATCTAAAGGCATGTCTGGATCTAGTTCTTTAATTTTTTGAATAGATTTATTTAACTGTGCTTTTACATCTTCTTCAGTTTCACCAAAATTATAAAACTGTGTTCTGCTCACATACTCAAAATCATTTTCCTGAAAACGTTCCCATATACGTTTTGCAACACGATTATCGAAAAGTTCGTAAGTAAGAGTATAATCTTTGTTATGCCCTAAATGGATATCTATTTTCATGATGCTTTTACTGAATGAACAACATTGTGTCTTTTTATTTCTAATAAATCTGGTTCGTGTGTTAGTTTGCCTAGTGGAATGTTACCAATAGCAAGTTTTTTATCATCTATTGGATACGGAAGTTTATTGTGTATTTTTGCGAGAAATCTATTTAAGTTTTTTAAATATGTTTTTCCTGCTAAAACGTCTTCGTCTAACCAACAAACAAAATTACTTTTTAAAACAGAAGTAGGAATTATTTGTTCTTTAGGTATGTTAATATCTCCAGAATTAAATATTCCCATAATATGTTTACCTATATGTGGATAATTCATATATAACCAATTTTTCCTCATGTTAGGGTCAAACAGGTCATAATCTTCGTCCACTAAAGGCTCTCCTGTATCTTCTGTGTTTACTAAAATTTTAGTATTATTAGTTCCCTTTAAACTATTTAAATGAATAATAGATTTATTTAAATTTTGTAATAGAGTTTGTACTTTTTGCGAGGGATACTTTTCCGATAAAAGTTTATTATGAAGTGATACATACAAATTATGTAGATAATTTAAATCATTGCTCAGTACTTTTAAATCAGGAATTTTTAATTTAAGCTCAGCAATACAATTATTTAAATTCTTTTCTATATCTTTGGAAGATTCTCCAAATCCGTAAAATAGACTACTTTGAGATACAGGAAAATTTTTATTATTAAGTCGCTTCCAAATCTTTGATGCGACATTATTATCAAAAAGTTCGTAAGTAAGAGTATAATCTTTGTTATGCCCTAAATGGATATCAACCAACATACTCAGTATCTGTATTATAACTCGTAAACCCACCTTCTTTTACGACTGTTAATACATTGTTTACGCGACCAACCAGTTCTTCTTTATGTGATATTAACATAATGTTCTTACCTTGTTCACGATGCATTTTCTTTAGTACAGCAAGTGCATTTTCAACACCCATACTATCCATACCACTATCAACAAGTTCATCAATACACATTAGGTTCATAGGTCTGTTTAAACTTTCGTACATATCTCTAAATGCCCAACTTAAACCAAGTATAAGCCTATTACGTTCGCCTCTACTTAAATTATCAAAGTCTAAGTCTCTGCCATATTCTGTAATTTCTACACCTAAGTCATTACTAAACTTTACATCATGTGGCAGACCAAGTTTGTCTAAATAGTACCCAAGTCTATGGTTCATATATGCAATATTTTGGTCAATAATTTTCTTTCTGATAAAACTATCCTTACTAGTAAGAAGTTTGTATAAAAAGTCTTGATGCTCTTGTAAATGAGTTAGTTCGTTCATTATATCAAAACTAATTTCTTGTATACCTGTTGTACGCAATCCTTCTATTTGTTCTATATAAGGATTTACTTCTTCTGCTTTATCAGACAATTGGCTATGCATAGTTTCTAAATTGTGTTTATGCTGTAGTGCCTCTTCTAAAGTGGTATAAGTTGTTAAAGGATCTTGGTCTATATCAGTAAAATCTTGTACAGCCAATAATACTTCATCATGTCTTTCTACTATTTCTTTATTGTATACTTCTTCAGCAACAATTTTATCTTCTACTTCTTTTGTGTATTCTTCATGTGTATCTAAATGAGCAGTAGGTTGTTCACATGCTGGACACACACCTGCTTTTGCACTCTCTAAATCACTTTTAAGTTGGTCTAATTTATCATTACTTCTATTTAAACTAGTATCTAATCTTTTTAATTCTGTTTCAAGTGTTAGTTTAGTACTTCTTTTTTCTTTTAAATCTGTTTTCAATTTATGATTTTTTAGTTCTTGCTCTATGTCAAGTTTTTCCATATCTACTATTGCTATGCCTAATTCGTTTAATTTATTTTCTTTGTTTATTTCCCAGGCTTTACTACGACTTTCTATTTCAGTAATGTTTTTTTCTATTCTTTTATTACTTGCCTCTATGGCATTGATCGTAATTTCTTCTTCTTTAATACTATCTCTAGTAAACTTTTGTCTTTCCTTTAACACTTCTGCTTTAAGAGATAATTCTGTAATACCCAACAACTGCTCAATCATGTCCTTTTGGTCATTATTTTTCATAGCAAGGAAAGGTTCAGTATAGGTATTTAATGCAATTAAATGCTTAAACATATTATGTGGAAAGCCTATAATTTTTTCTATCTCTTTTTGTGTCTCTCTGCTATCGCCTTGTTGTTCTTCACTTATAGCATCTTCGCCATCTATGTAAAACTTTAAAATGTTAGGCCTTCTGCCTCTTTCTATTCTGTATTTTTTGCCTTGTATTTCAAACTCAACTGTGGTTATCATACCTTTGCCGTTTGTTTTGTTTATGAGGTTATCTTTACGGATATTAGTCAATGCTTCACCGTACAATGCATAACTGAGTGCATTTATTATAGTAGTTTTGCCAGTACCATTTCTGCTACCGTCTCCGCCCATGTCTAAGTTATGACCTAGTACAAGTGTAAGTTGGCAGTTATCAAAATTAACTGCCTGTGTGTTGTTGCCAACACTCATAAAATTCTTTGCTGATACGTTTTTAATCTTTAACATTATACCTCAATACTATTATAAATTTCCACTAGCAGGTCTTTTTGTACTGTGTTACTTTCGATTGTATCTAATTGTTGTAGCACTATTTGATCAACACTTTCAAATGTTATATCTCCACCTTCGAACTCCTCTTCCTCCTTTATAGGTATTAATTGTAGTTCTCTAACGTTATATTGCTGAGCAAATTTTTCTCGTATAAAATTTGCCTCCTCGTAACTGATACTTACGTCTAACTTTACTCTTGCAAAAGTATATTCATCTAATAAATTTTGATGATCATCCAATAATTCTTTAAGTGTAAAGACCCTGTATTTAGGACATTCAGTCCAATTTACATATTGTGGTTCCTCGCCCCATGTTAAGAACATAGCACCACGTTCGTCATCACCTACATCTGCATAATTGTGTGGGAAAGCATTGCCTATATAATGTATATTGTTTTTGTATTGGCGTTTGTGAAAGTGTCCGCTAAACACATACTCAGGACCACTTAGCATTTTATCACTAATGCCTCCGTGGTCTGGCATCTCTACCATTGCATTCATTTTAAAGTATGGTAATTCAAAATGCCCAAACATATACTTGCATTTCATCTTTGCAACTTGTTTGTATTCGTCTCCTACTAACCAAGGTATAATAGCAACATCATCTTGTAGGAAATGTTCATCTACCATAACAAAGTTAGAAAGATCCCTGGCATATTCTATACTGTTAAGTTCTCTTTTGTCCTTGTAATATAAGTCGTGATTACCTGTAATAAAATATACAGTTTCAAATGCGTCATTAAGTTTTTTAAAATCTTTAATAGATGCATTCATTGTAGCAACACTAATACTTGCTCTGTGATGATTCCAATCACCAAGGAATATACAGGTTTCTGCATTTCTGGCTTTTGCTTCTGCTATAAACCAGTCCACATACCTGTGGCAGTCTTCTAAATGTAAGCGACTGTTCTGCTTTAATCCGTAATGTATATCCGTAAAGCAGGCCGCTGTCTTAAACAGTTGGGCCATAATTAGTTGCTAGTTTTTGAAGTTTCGTTATCTATTGCGGCTTCACGAAGCTCACGCAATTCATTTTCATGTTGAATTTGTCTTCCGTAACTTGGTAAGTGCCCTTGCTCAATCAAAATATCATCTCGGATCATCTGGTTTCTTTTTTCTAAGTTTAATACTCTTGTAAAACTGTTATTAACGGCGGCTGTATAATAAGCAAAAGGGTTATCTGATTTTTGCTCATTAAACTGTAGTCCAATATAACTTAATTGTAGTAATGCCTGTCCACGCATTTCATCTACATAAGTATATCCTCTCCAGTTACCTCTGTGACTGTACCTTTCTACTAACTTTAAAAACATGGTGCCAAGTTTATTTGTGATTTTTCCGTGTTCTGGATTAAAGTGTCCATTACTTAATCCTCCTTCCCAATGACTTCTGGCTACTTCTTTTAACTCGTCGCCAACATACGCATAATGTTTAAATGGAGGAAAATTTACTTTTGCTTTTGTTTCTGCTTCATTACGCGGATTTTTCTTCCTGCCTGGCTCTAGTGGAATATGTTCCATAGTCATTACACGGAAAATTAAATCTTCCTTATCTATGCTTTTAGGATCTACAGCAAATTCTTTTTGCTTAGGTTTGTTTCTGTAATCCTTAGGATCATGTTCTGCCATTGCGGCCTGATATGCATCATACTGCATTCTTGCGGCTTTATTTTCCCTTGCGGCTTTTATACTGATTCTGTTGATCTTTTTAACGTCTTCCAGTATAATATCAAAACCATGATATTTTTCATCTGCTATCCAGCAGTAAGTCATTTTGCTTTTGTGAATTTCTTTTAGAATATCTTTATTATTAAGATAGTTTACTTTTTTAGGCTGTGCCATTAATAACTCTCCTCAAAATTATCGTTCATTTATATTGTGTTATTATACACATTACCTGTGTATTGTCAATTAATATTTACCGGAATTACTAAAAACTGGAAAAGTTTATAGGAATTATTATAACATGCTTTAATAAAACTGATAAATAGATGTATAGGAGACAAAATGCCGGGATTTTTAAAAAACATTGCACAAGGATATTTAGGTAATTTAGCCAATCAGAAGATTGGTGGGATAAGAAATCCAGTTGCTAGACGTTTAGCAGGTGGACTATTGAGCAATACAGGGTTGGGAGATTTCCTACCAGGTTTAAGTAATCCTCCTAGAAATCCAGACCAAAATTTACTTTTTGGTGCAAGAAATTTAAGTGAGCTACAACTAAGAGACCAGATAGCACAAGAAACATCTATGTCTTCAGCATTTGAAATTCCTAATCAGGATAAAATATCAGAAAATTACGATTGGCGAGCAAGATTAAGACCTAAAAGAGGTGGCGAGTCGTATGTATACGGAACAGCATACGAAAATGAGGGGACTAACATACTACAGCCTATTATAAATTCAAACGGTTTAATATGGCAATATACACCGCAAATATTTGTTGCGGCTGGAACAAATTATACACAATATGATTTACAGGGAATGAATTACCCTATATATGCATATCAAAATAGTAGACCGCCTGAATTACCTATTGCCGCAGAATTTACAGCAAACAATATTGATGAAGCAAGGTATATGTTGGCAATCATGCATTTTTTAAAAGTAATAACAAAAAGTTATTCAGGCGATGCCGCAGTGGCACAAGGTGTAGCAGGAACTCCGCCTCCAGTATTGTTATTTGAATATCTTGGAGAGCATGGATTCAATAAAGTTCCTGTAATTGTAAAAGATTATTCCATACAGTATTCAGAGGATGTAGACTACGTTCCGGTACATTACAAAATGGGAAGTAGAGATACAGTAACTTATGTACCAACAGCCGCATTGGTTTCAATTAATATGTCAGTTAATTATACACCTAAGAAACTCAGAAAGCAATTTGATATTACAGGACTTACAACAGGAGCCGCCTACTCAGACGGATTTATTTAATGGCATTATTTCATAGTAAAAATAGTTTTCTAAAGAATGCTGGAACAAAAGGCGAGTATTTAGATGTAAACAATCTACCCAGAATGCCTAAAGGCATATATGACGAAGACTTTGTGATATCTGCAGAATTTAATAATAGACCTGACATTTTAGCTCTAAAATTATATGGTTCAACATCATTATGGTGGGTATTTGCATTAAGAAACCCTGACATACTGATTGATCCTATTAGAGACTTTAAATCCGGTATAGAAATAAAACTACCATCCCAAGAGTCAGTAAAAGCAGTCACAGGAGGGTAAGATGGGTATACCAGAAAATCATGGATACCATACAGATAATGGAAGTGGTAGCCCTCAAAAAGATTACTCCACAAACCCTATGGCTTCTGAGGGACCTGTAAAACCCCCTGAAACAAACTCTAAAAAACCTAAAAATGTTGCTATTAATGAATATGTAGGTGAAGTATTATCTAATGAATTAGATGATTTTGACAATGCTACATATAATCTGAAACTTTATATGATAGCACCTGGTACAGCAACTACTAGTGCAGGTAATGAAAGCACAGCAGTAGAAGACACAGAAGGTGGTGGACAACTACAATCAAGTGGTACTGGTTGGCTTAATGACAACGTCAGAGACAAACCAGAAAATACAGTAGTACTTGCACAAACAGGTGTAACTGAGGTTGGAATAGACAACCTATCAATTATTACTGTAGGCAACGAACAATCAATATGTAATTTTAGAATTACACAGCCACTTGCCGCAGATTTCCCTGACCAAATAGTAAGAGCCAGAACATACTTAGGAATGCCTGCAGACGCAATGGATTGCCCTTTATTTCTAGAGATTAATTTTGTAGGTTACAAAGAATCAGACATGAATCAATACACATGGAATGTTGAAGAAGGCGGCAAACCACAACTTATAAAAGGTCCGTATATTTTTCCTTTGTTACTTAAAAACTTTAATATGAATGTAGATGGTGGTGGCTCAACATATGAATTTGAAACAGTAGTAAAAGACGATGTTGCAACTGCGGATAAATTCAATAGGTTATCCAGATTATTTACTATTTCAGGTAGCTCAATATATGAAATGTTAGCAGACCTAGAAGAACAAGTAAATGCAGAAAAAGAAAAAGATGGCAAAGTAGAAAGAATAAGTTTTGGTCTACCTGGCCCTGCTGGTACAACAGATACTGAATCTGATACTTTTACCTTTTCTGCAGAAGATATTCAAGGTGGGTCTCTCACAAAAACTGTGCCTGGTTTACTTTTAAATGATCAAAGTTTAGATGTAGCACAAGCAGAAAACGTTGCAAAAGTTATTAACCCAGAAACAACTGAAGCAAAGGATACGGTAGAAGCAGAAGCAAAAACTAAAAAGCCTAGAAAAAAATCTAACAGTGATAATAAAGATGCAGACGATAATGCAGTTTCTATAGATCTCAGAAAGCAAATGAAAATAGAAGAAGCAGTTGGTATAATACTTTCCATGAACAAAGAGTTTATGGAAAAATCCAATAGATCTAAATTAGATCCATCTAAAACAGATGTGGACATTAATAAACAAGTAATGTGGTACAGGCTGAATACAAGTGTTGGGTATGGAAAATTTATACCTGAACGTAAAGAGTATGAAAAAACAGCATACTTTATACCTGAAACATACCTAAGTCCAAGATCAGATATTGCGGCACTACCTGAAGAAATTATTAAAACTGCGGAAATTACAAAAGAAGAAGCTCGACAACGTGTAAATCAAATGCATGTTAGAAAAGCATACGAATATATATTTACAGGAAGGAACGACCAAATTTTAGATGTAAATATTCAATATAATGAAGGTATTGCATTATTACTACCTAAAGAAAGAGGATTATTAGGAGACGTAAGTTTAAATGCGTCAAGTGTTTTAAATTCAAATAGTGTACCTAAAAATGAAAGTGCAAAAGACGGTGGTATAGACAAATTAAATGAAGCCGCTAAAAAAGATGGTATGGGTTTCTTTGATGCACTTAAAGAACTTAAAGATACAGCAGAAAGCACACTAAATCTAATAGGACAAGCCGCTAACTTTAACTCCGAACAATTAAAAGATCTTATAGATAACCAAACAGGTGCTTCTGCACAAAAATTAAAAAATATTTTATCAGATCAGGTCAGTGCTCAGGCGATAGCAGACTCACTTACCCCAGGAAGAAAAGCCCAAGCTCAAGAAAACGTAACAACAGAAGTAGACGAATTCTCTCCCAAAGAGTCAGGATTTATTTATGGTGGTGATTTAGGTTTGCAAGGGCAACAAAAATTTGCAGAAAAACTTAAAGACGGCGGTCTACTTTTTAAAGACCAACATACTAAAGACGATAGCGATGATAAAGAAGGATCATCAAAAAATGGTATAGCATTAAGGTATAGAGAAGAATTTAAATCAGGCTTTGCAAAAGTAGGAACAACCAAGGGAATTAAAAATAACTTGTTTACATATCTTTACGACCAACACCAAGCAATAGACTTTTTAATGAAACTTGACTTAACATTAAGGGGAGACCCGTGGTGGTTAGGCAAGGAGCCTTTAGCACCAGGTGTTAATAAAATGCCTGCCGGAGAACCAACCAGTAATACTAAAGAAACATCTGGTGACAGTGATAACTACTTAACAACTACCAGAGATAATTTTTTCTTGTTTAGTATGAATTCCCCAAGACTATTTGACGCCAATAACGAGAATGAAGATGCAAATACCGGTTTATGGGATCAAAAGAATGATGGCACATCATACTTTTTGTCAGGCATTTATCAAGTGAAAAAGGTTACACATAATTTTGATTCAGGTGAATATAAAATGGATGTAGAAGGTGTAAAAGAAACAGCCATTAATTTAGATCAAGTTGGTAGGTTACATAATTTTAGTTATGTTGATACAGAAAGAACAGGGTTTACAGCACGAAGCCAAGATGGTAATTTAACACAGTCAGATATAGATGCTCAAGGCGGAAGATTTAAAACAGACCCATATTACCTTGTTAAAGGCGCTATGGCTAACTCTAAAGAAAGCCCAGAGCAACTTCTTAAGAAAAATAAAATATCTCAAGAAGAATATGACGGTTACATATCAAGGAAAAAGGAATTAGATAATGGGTAAGAAAGGAGATTATTCACAGCAGATCTTAGGGACCACATTTCATAATCCTGAGCCTGATAAACCTGATCATTTAGATAATGGTATCTTTCTTGCTAAAATTGTAAACAATCAAGACAGTTTCTATACAGGTTCGGTAGATGTTGAAATCCCACAATTACATAAAACTACTGGCACAAAAGTAAAATCAATAAAAAAGGTAAGATTTTCTACACCGTTTGGCGGCATTTCTAACATAGATAATCTAAAGGCTAACGACACAGAAAAGTATGAAAATACACAACAAAGTTACGGAATGTGGACCTCACCACCAGATGTTGGAAGTATGGTTCTGGTTGCATTTGCTGACGGTAACACCAAACACGGATACATATTAAGTCACGTTTTACCACCAGATTTTAATCATATGATTCCTGGCATACCTGCAGGGAAGACTTTTCAAGGAGGAAACTTTTTACTTCCTGCGGCAGAAAAAAACAAATACTCTGAACAAAAAGGCCATAACAATATATTGAGGCCAGTACACCATGATATGGCTGAAGCAATTACTAAGCAAGGCCTTATAAATGACAACATAAGAGGAGCAGGAACGCAAGGTGCAAGAAGAGAGACACCTAGTTCACTAGTAGGAATACTTACAAAAGGCCCTAGGGGTAAAGACGGCACAACAGTTATTGGGGCAGGACATCAGTTTGTAATGGATGATGAAACAACCAGTTCAATGATTAGATTGCGATCCGGTAAAGGGCAACAAATATTATTAGATGATGTAACTGGCTCCATTTACATGATCAATAAAGACGGAAAAGCATGGGTGGAGTTAGACAGGCTTGGCAATATAAATGTTTTTGGAGAAGGTGATCTTAATCTAAGAGCTAAAAAGAATTTTAACTTACGAGCAGACTATGATATTAATATTGAAGCAGGTCAAAACGTAAGAGTAAAAGCCGCAGGAGATAATATAGCAGGAGATTATACTGGAGTTAAATTAGGAAAATTAGGATTGCCACCATTAGGTTCAGGAGGAAATATAAATTTTCATGCGGCCGCAGATATGGGTATGTTAGCAACTCGTAATGCTCAACTATCTGCTATAGGCGGCGACATAGACATTAACTGTGGCAACATGCTAAAGACAGCAAGTGGTACAGCAACTTCTATCACATCTACAACAATGGGTGTAGATATAAAAGCAGTCGCTGGTGTTGTAGGCATTGCCGCACCCTCAGTAGGAGTTACATCAGCACTAACAGGAATATCTGGAGGTCTAATAAATTTAAATACAGGGCCTGCACCAGTACTTACAGGATTAGAAGCATTAAAAGTTTCTGCACCTTCGTTAGATGGAAACGACATAGAAGATCAACCAAGTGATCCACCTGAATACGACCGGGAAGGTGATGTTGTATTGACTAGTGGCGGTAAAAGGCCAGGTAAAAAAACAAAAATAAGCACTATTGTGGGAACATTAATAACTGCTGAACCATACGATGGGCATGGACAGTTTGACCCAACCACAGAAGATCCCTCATCAATAGGAGAGGATAAGAACGCAGATAAAGAAACATTACCAAATCAAATTGAAGCAGGAGATGATAACCCAGCAGACTCCGTCACGCCTAAAGGAGATAAAAAAGGAAATGGCTTTGCCGATAAGGCATCTGGAGCAGTAGGAACCGCATCTGATATATCTTCAGCAATAGGGAATGGAATAGGAGCAGTAAGCGATCAAGTTGGTGGAGCCATAGACTCTGCTCTTGGTATGATTCCAAATATGGAAGACATTACAGGAATGGCTAGTAATTTCTTACCAGCAAGTATGAAAAATTTAATGGGTATAAAAAATATGTCAGGACTAATGGCGGCATTAGGCATAGCCATTCCTGCATTTAGGTTCCCCACAGGCAATGCATTAGGAGATAAAGTTATAGGTGTTGCTAAAGATTTGAAAGAATTAGAAGGAAGACTAGGGCAATTTAGTTTAAATGATTTTGACTTACCTATAGATCTAGATTCTTTGCAAATAAAAGAAATGAAAAATAAAATTACAGGTGTTGTGGATTCAGTAAACGAACTTCAAAGCAGGGCTAGTGAAATTAGCGGCGCAGTGAATGATTTAAGAACCCATGCAGACCTCTTAAAAGGAAAAGTTGGAGACTACCGGGAAATATATGATGGGGTTACTGGAGAGCCTATGGGTTCTATGGGAGTTACATCAAAAAACTTTACAGCAGTAAAAGATGCATTAGCAGAAAAACAAGTAGACATGGTAGTAGATGGACCTAGTTTGATATTCGCAGACAGAAAAACAGGAAATAAAATCGTAGATGTATCTAATGGTATAGGACCAGTTGGACAACAGTTAGGTCTCATAAGCAGATTAGGTGAAACTAAAAGACTCATATCAGATCTAATAACAGTAGAAATAAGCGATAACCAATTATTAGCATTAGTAAGTTTTGCTACTCACATAGGAGTAGATAGATTTGCTAAAAGCGAATTGTTATTAGAATTAAATAACGGAAACTACGAAAGAGTACCAACATTAATGAAACGTTGGAGAACTGGAAAGGTAGGTCCTGACAGTGATGTTGTAGTACGACAGGATTATGTACAAAGACGTGAATACGAGTGTGAGCTCTTTACCACGCCTGATTGGTTAAACTTAACGAATGAGGAATTGGGAGTAAGTGATCAGAGTAAAAATTTGTCGTTTAGACAACTAAGATCATTATTAAAATCCGCAAAAGAGCGTAAGTATAAAGAAATGGGAATTACAAACTAATTTATTTTATTAGTTTCTTTAAATCTGCATTTTCAACAAGTAACCTGTACTTTTGTTCTTGTTCTTCAGCAACTGCTTTTTCTAGTAATTCAATATGAGCTCTTAAAGACGCACACTCATTATTTTTATCAACTAACATTATTCTTAGTTCTTCTTCTAATGTGTTGTTTAATGTGGAAACTTCAGCCATTTTATTCCTCGAAAATTATATTCTGTAGTAAGTCTGTTACAGTATTATTTAACAAAACTTCACTATGTCCTGCTTCTATTGTGATGTTTTGAGTGTTTTTAAAACCTGGTGGTGTAGCACCCTGGCTATCACAAGATATCATACCGTCATTTGCTTTGCCACCTAGTCCTGCAACAGGATTAGAACCTCTGGTACATATAATATTAGTATGCTTACCATTAAAATTCTTTTCCTGTAATAATGATAACACTTCTGCACCAGGTTTTGTATTTTGGAAAACTTTGCCTTTAAAAAACATACCAAATATTCTAGCAACTGGTGTGCCTTCCCAAGGTGTAGCAATAGTTACTAAGTGTTTAACACGCCTAGGGTATACACTAGCATACCAACTAGCAATTAAACCGCCAAAACTATGCCCTACAACTACAACAGGTTCTTTTCCAAACTCTCTTTCTTTACGAATTCTTAATATTTCTACGATATCAAAAGGATCGTCTTCCATATCATATGCTGGAGCCATAAATTTATGCTCAGGTAACTTTAAAGTAAAATAATTAAAGTTTTCTGGGCTGGCATTTGCACCATGTAAGTAGATTGCATTTTTCACTATGCTAGTATACTACAAAAATTATATAAGTCAACTATTAATTAAAACTTGTTATAATGAATATGATAAATACTTGTATGGCAACATTGTTTAAAGGATTTAGTACAGTAGATAAAGTTAGGGCACCATATACTCTGACTGATGCTGATTTAGTTAAAAGAGATCTGCTAAATCACTTTTATACCAGAATAGGTGAAAGAGTAATGAGACCCACATTTGGAAGTGTTATATGGGATTATCTTATGGAACCGGAAGATCCTGAAACACAAGAAATAATTAAAGAAGATATTGAGCGTATTGTTAATAGTGATCCAAGAGTCCAGTTCCAAGAAACTATTTTAACAATTTTAGATCATACAATACAAGCAGAAGTAAAAATAAGATATGTATTACTTAACAGTGATGATAGTTTGTTTTTAGAATATGTTACTAATAGAGATAGTGAATAATGGCATCAGTAAATAGACAAAACAATTTATTTGCCGCAGAAGATTGGAAAATTGCCTATAAGGCATTCAGCCAAGTAGATTTTCAGGCTTATGATTTTGATACAATACGAACAACATTAGTTGATTATATAAGAACAAATTTTCCCGAAAACTTCAACGACTACATTGAAAGTTCAGAGTTTATTGCAATCCTAGAATTACTTGCATTTTTAAGTACAAGTATTTCCTTCAGAATGGATGTTAATACTAGAGAAAACTTTTTGGAAACAGCAGAAAGAAGAGACTCAGTATTTAAATTAGCAAGAATGTTAGGTTATAATCCTAAAAGAAATATAACAGCAAGTGGATTAATGAAACTTAGTGCTGTAACAACCACAGAGCCATTAGTAGATAGTCAAGGAACACAATTAAGTAATACTAAAATTTTCTGGGACGACGCAAATAACCCTGACAGTTACGAACAATTTATTACAATACTTAACTCAGCAATGAGTAGCACAAATAGATTTACTGCTCCTGTTAAGACAGGTAAAGTTGCAAATATTAATACAGAAAAATATAATTTAAATACAACTATAGGTTCACCAATATCCTATTCATTTACAATAAATGCAAATGGTGTAAACAGAACATGCGAAATTGTAAATGGTGATTTTTATGACGGAAAGTATTTTTATGAGCAAGAACCAAACCCTACAAATAACTTTGGGTTATTTTATAGAAATGATGGACAAGGAATAGCAAGTAACAACACAGGATTCTTTTTATTATTTAAACAAGGCACATTGGCATTTGAAGACTTTAACTTTACCACACCTGTGGTAAGCAGAGTACAAGATATAAACATATCTAATATTAATGAGACTGATGTTTACTTACAAGAAATTACTACAGGCGGCACAGTATTAAACCAATGGACAAAGATTCCAAATACTGTAGGACAAACTTTAAACTACAATAGCCAACAACTTAATAGTAGAAATTTATATGCTGTTGAGAACCTTAACAATAATGGCATACGATTAAGATTTCCAGACGGCAACTTTGGAAACATTCCTAATGGTGTTTTTAGAGCTTGGTACAGAACTAGTGATCCAGAGTCATATAGCATACAACCAGACGACGCAACTAATTTAAGTGTTACCTTACCTTACGAAAATGCTTCAGGCGAACAACATAATTTAACATTAACATTTGGATTAAAATCATCAGTAAACAATAGTTTACCTGCAGAAACATTAACAAATGTAAAAGCAAATGCTCCTGAAACATTCTATACACAAAACAGAATGGTTAGTGCTCAGGACTACCAAACATTTCCGGCTAGTCAAACATCTAATCTTAAAAAAATAAGAGCTACAAATAGAACACATGCAGGGCATAGTAGGTATATAGATATTACTGATCCTACTGGTACATTCCAAAGCATAGAAACTTATGCAGAAGACGGTATTTTATATGCTGACGTAAATAATATTTCTGAAACATTTACTATAAATGAAAACAATACAGCAACAGAAGTAGTTAATAGTATCCTGCCTTTATATTTAAAGGATCAATCATTAAACAACTTTACATATGATACTTTAAGAAAAAGTGTTATAGCAACATCACCAGCAACGTTTGATACAAGTGGTAGAACAATAAACTGGGCTACACTACCAGTTATGGCCACAAACAATACAGGCTATCTAACAGAAAATACCGTAGCAAATGAAGTTGTAACTACAAGTGTATTAATTAATACTACAGCAGATACATCAATGTTTAAGGAAAACAATTTTGTAAAATTTGTTAATCCGGAAAATGTGTCAGATTATAAATGGGTAAGATTAACAAGGATTGATAATAACGGACAATTATCAAGTGGATTAAGTACATCTACAGGACCAATTACAATAAGCTCATCAGTAACGAATGGCTGGAAGGCAAACGAAATTATTGCAAGTTTAAGAAAAACATTTACTGCTACCGAACAGTCACAAATTATAACAGAATTAAATAACAAGAGAAATTTCGGTTTAGGATATGATCCATCTTTAGATGAATATTACATTATACAAAACGAAAATTTATCTTTACCTTCAAATGGTGTACTACCAGATTACAGTTTTGCTAATGCCAAAGATACTTCCGGTACAAATGCTGACGCAAGTTATATAATACATTTTAAATATAATCCTATATCAACAGACTCTTATAGTTATAATGTAACAGTTAGAGGTCTAGATTATGTTGTTCAAAGTAAGGAAGACTTAAAGTTTTATAATGTAAAGAGTACTAAAGTTACAGACAATACTACTAAGGCAGTAAGAGATACCATTACGTTTAACACATTAAATACAAAACCTGGTGTTACTGAAGTATTTAAATGGTATGACAACGATAACGATAATAAAGGTGAACAATGGGAGAGCCAGGAAACAGGCGCCAGGTATACACCTAATACCACAGTTCCAATGATACCTTTAAGAAGTAGAAATTATTATTGGTACGATTTGGAAGTGGAATGGCAAAGTACATTTGGTATTTTAAGAGGTGGTGATTCAGCGGCCAATGTAATTGCAAACAATAGTTTTGTTGATGAAGCAAAAATAAACATTAACACTTTCTATGAAGACAACACCGTATTTGAAGAAAGAACAAACGTAACAATAGCAAACGTTTCAGGAAGAATAGAACATTTCCCTGCAAATATTACCATTAATTTTGATAACACTACTTTCGGATATAACTTATTTGACAGCTCAGGCAACATTATATACAAAGCAGAAAACACCAGTACTGGAGTAGTTGAGTTTTACAAGGCATTTGCAAATAGTGAAGGATATTCTTTTGGTGTGACAGGTGGTACAGCAAATGCAGACTCCACAGGGAGATTAATATTATCAAATGCAAATACTGTAGCACAAACAGGAACACTAACATACACAGGTGTACAAAATGCTACAGGGTTCTTACATGCACAAGACAGCAGTTCTAACTTTAGTGTTGATAAAGTAAACGTAATTTATCTAAATGATAAAGACAAACTAGACGAAGACATTCAATGGGTAATATCAGACACATTTACTGAACCTGACGGATATGTAGACCCTAGAAAAGTAAAAGTAGCACCAATAGATTCAGATGAGGACCTAGTTCCTGATAAACCATTACAGTATGATGATTTTGTTGGGCCTAAGAATTTAGTATTTTTTGAATACTACACAGACTTTGATGGTTATACATATGACAGACCAGCAAGTGGAGTAATTTTAGACTATAGAGGTGAAACAGGAATTGATATCTCTGATACAACATATCTTTCTCCATTAAGTTACAGCAACCCAACAGCATGGGGCACAGATGGTGATTTAAAAGTAAACTTTTTAATTGTGGATACTGTAGAAATTGCAGAATCTCTTAACAATACATCAACAGGAAATGATTCACCAAGGTATAATGGGTTAGTAATTTATGTTACTGAAAATAAAAAAGTATACCAAATGACCAAAAGTAGCACGAATAGTAATACAGTTACTTTGATAGAAACAAACGATTATATTGTTAGACAAGGTAGGTCTTCTACGCAAAATACAGCAGTTAGAGATCCTCAAAATGTAATAATTAAGTGGAATCATACA